GTGATCAGCTACAATGGCTGCCTTTTCCACATCAAACCTACGTTTATAAGTTTTAATTGAAAGATCACCATTTTCTAAGGTTGAATATTCAACTGCTACTACCGTATTACCGTTGGCATCCTTAGGTACTTCAATGTACCAGCCTTCCTGAGCAAAACCTAATGAGCCTTTCACTAAGTAATCACCAGTACCCAACTTATCGAAAGTGATTGGTTGCCTTTCAGCTTCGTCATTGAGTTCAATATGATCATTAAACAACTTGACAATAGGTGATGCTGCTTTAATAAAACCATTTCCATCAGTTGTAGTATTTTGTGCAGTTAATAAATTAAACCAATTAGACCAAGTACCACTATTATTAAATCGATATTTCAGTACAGAATATGACGCTGCTTTCCCAAGCTGAAATGAATGGCTTCCATCTGTATATGCACCCATTGAGCGTCGGGTACAGTGTATAAACAAACCATAAGGACCGATACTATTACCAGTATCATTTGTTAAAGTGTCATCTGTTCGAAAAAAACCATTATTAAGAGGAGCAACCATATCAGATGCACGAGACCCTTCAGCCCCCATCCCCCAATCACCGACTCTTAGTGCTCTTCCCGGTGTAGGATCATATTGACTTGTTGTTGATGTGAGTATGGCAGCAGTTCCTAATCCCAAATTCATTCTAGCTGTCTGTGCATTATCAGCTCCTAATCCTCCCTGAGAAATTGATAAAGGGGTTGTGAGTCCCTTAAGCTCACTAATATCACTATTTACACCACTTGCCGCTGCACCTAGGTTAGCTCGTGCATTAGTCGCTGTAGTTGCACCAGTTCCCCCTTGTGTGACTGCCGCTGTTCCTTGGACTTGCGAAAAGTTTGGGCTTAAATTGGGAATGCCGGAAGCGAATGGCAACATAAATTGCCGCTTGCCCTGTGAGGCGTTATATGGGAATGGCCGATGATCCCAATTAAATTTAAATACAAGATTTGCCATTATGCTGTTACCCCATCAATCACTTGGAAAATCAAAGTATCTGTATGCTGGGTAACTCCATTCACGACAGCCTTAATATCCATCTGGCACAGACCTAAAGGCCAAGCTGCTGTACTTGCACCTGATTTAATATTCAGCCATCCCTTCTGTGTGCTCTGGCTTAATGGTGCACAAGTCAAGGTAGCCACAGCTGCTCCATCAGCCAAAGCTTTAATCTGTGAAGTAAAGGTGTAACCGGTTAGATCAATTGCACGGCGAACATCATCGGGTGGATATTGCAAAGTTTCATCCATATCAACTAGCTGCAAGTTCAAGTTGAATGTGTCACCACGCTTAAAAACAAAATTGCTCATAAGTGATTCCTATAGACATAAAAAAACCACCGATGAGGTGGTAGTGAATAAGACATAAAATACCTCTCAAAATGGAGGTCTCATAATTCAAATTAGTTAATATCTAGGTTTATATCTCTTGTTTCCTCCACTCGTAATACAGTAGTGCCCACCTCTAGGACCCACGCAATAATCCACCACAGCACATGAACAATCACTATCGTAGTAGGTTTTTTTCTGTTTTCTTTCAGAATGATGAGGATGAGATTTTAAGGCCTGATAATTATTTGACGTGGTTGATCGAGACTTTTGTTTAAAGCAACCATCCGTTTCACATAATAGCTTTGTTGATAACCACTGAGGTGATGAGGAATTTAAGGAAATACGTGCCCAGTTTCCTTTCGTCTCATAAATATCAACTTTTTCTCCACGTCCTAACTTGCCTACTACGTGACCGTTTGGTTTATCTCTAATATTTAAAGAATTAGTGTTAATATATTTTGATTCGATAACTTCCTCTACTGCACTCTGTGCATTTTCTGAATCTGAAGTTTGTTTTGGAGAGTTATCATTGCCTGAACCAAAAATCCCTAAAGCTACTAATCCTGCGGCACCCCAGCCTAAAGTTGATTTTTTCATGTTTTACCATTTGTTATAAATTTCTATTACTGTAACAGAATGTAATCACAAATGATAATATGCTGAGGTCATTAAAAATAATCGCCTTGCAGTAGCTTTTTCTTGAACTCAAAGCTCATTATCTAAATCGACACTTACTCCAGTAACAACGTTATGTTTAGGTCCTCCGAGGCTGTCAACATTAGCCAAGCGTATATTCACATCAGAAACACATAGCTTGTTTTCAGATTGCCATTTGCTCAACTCAACAGACATAACATCTTCAAGATGTCTTTCCAGTTCTTGCCGTTTAGTTTCGATTTCTTCTAAAGTCAGCATACATGACATATCAATTCACCTTAAACCCAATGCTTACATTATACTGAATGAAATCAGCATCTTGGCCGACAAAAATTGATTGTCCTTGCAAACATTCTAGATGATCGATTGAGTAATATTCAAAATGGGCAAGCAAAGCATCACTCAGTTTTGTGATTTCCATTATTCCTGAATTGGGACGAGCAAAGCATTGGACCATAATATTACCGGTACGGCGTGTACATGGCTTATCTGCAATACCTGAAATAAAACTTGGACCGCCTGCAATCGTTAAGCGACACCACAAACCTTCCTTAGGCACCGTAAAGCCTGGTAAATTTGGATACTGGATTCTGTCTTGAGTAATACCTCTAAAGCTTTGCATGCGATCAATAATAGCTTGCCTTGTTTGCTCTAAAGTCATTGCCATCTTAACCACCGTACTTTTGAGAAATAAAGTTATACGTAAGGCCATAAATACCTTGCGGCGCTTGATCGGACCAACCGTTTTCCAAGCGCTCAGCATAAGGCTGGTTGTTCTGTATGTAGACCAAATTACCCAATTTAATCTTTACTGCTTGAATAGCTGCATCCTGAATAGCATTTGTTTCAGGTCCACGTATGCCATAGTCACCAGATCCAACCGAAACAATATGTGAAGCACGGTATGCTCCAGTATCGACGGGACTTAAATTAACTAAAGATTGCACAGTATCTATAACAATATTCTTTACATGCGCTTCTGCTGCTTTAGATACCTCAAGGCTAAAACTAGTCGGCTTTTTCCCCTTCCATCCCATGCTTTACCTCACTTTCTTCGTACATTTCAAATAAGTCTTGAGCGATTGCTTGAATTGAATATGCCTCAAACTCAACGCTAGGTTCGCGCTCACCCATTCGCCGTTTTACTATTTGCCAGACATGAACTGCTTCATGTAAAAGTAGTCCATAAACTTGAATTTGATCTTTATCTGATGTATCTCCAATTTGGACAATTGCATAAGCACCATCAGAAAAAGTACTAACCTGTGCATCTGCTCCCATATCCAAAAATTGATCGGCCTTATCCATATCTTCAAATAACAAATCCATGTGTAGTTGATTTCGAGCAAGCGTGTACTGCACATGTTGAAAAGGCGAGATATACCATTCAGGAACATAATCAGGATTAACCATTTTAGCCCCTACACTTTTCGAAGCTGACATTTCCAGATTGTACTGGCTGGATCTTGTTGAATATGGATAACTCGAAATGAGCCTAAAGCTGTTAGCCATTCATCGTCAATTTTTGGAGTCATGGATACTTCATTTTGCAGCACAGTTGCTTTTTTATCAGTAGCCAGCACTCCAAGCGTCTCAATCTCATATTGACTGTATGAGCCAAAAAGTACACCTCGGCCAGAATAGTTTTCTTTAACTTCAACATATGTTTCAGTTTTAGGATCCCAATTAGTTTTTGAGATCCGATCACAAGTAAATGAATGAACGGCGTCCGCTAAATCTTCATTAAATGCTTCGGCAATATCTGCCTGAATTTCGTCACGTAAACTCATTAGATTTTCCTGACAAAAAATACAGCTTTTCGTTTGCTGTAAGGCTTAATCAAATCAAGAATGAATTGCTCAATCGCACTAAGCTTTACTGATCCGTCCTGATATTCCTTTTCGGTCTCAACCGTATCAGCTTTGACTTTCTTACGTTTTAGTGCCTGTTCTTGCCCTTGATATAGATCACCTTTAATAATGCCCTTGATGATTTGATAGGAGGCCATTTTTAAAGGTTCAGGTACTTGGGTAGCATCTTCATAAGGCTTAACGTTACGTGCTAATAGATAAGCTTCTGACATCTGAAGGTATTGAGCCTTATCACTGGCAGATAAAGCATCAAAGCCTTCAACATGTTCTATCGCTTCTTGTTCAGTGATAAAGCTCATGAATTATTCCTTCGGAATTAATGCTAAAAGTTCATCTTTTTTAGCGCCTGGTTCAAATGCAATGCCTTTTTCAGTTAGTACAGCTCGAAGCTCATCAACTTTAAGTCCGGCATAATTAATAGACTGCACCTGGTCATCACCAGGGTTTTGGTTACCTTGATCTTGCTGATTTTCGCCATCTGGCGTTTGTTTTCCTTCACCCAATTCAAGCTCAGCAATACGTGCTTTCATTGCCTCAGGATCATTTTGGAAGGCAATGAATTCACCTTTCAAAGTTGCCAGTTGTTCTTCGAGCTCAGCAATTTTTGTTTCTGTCATTTGTTGTCTTTCCCGTGCACGGTTAAATGATGAAAGTCCCATTTGAGGATCTCCAAAAAGATAAGGCGGTGTTACCCGCCTTTTTGTTATTTGATCTTGTGCTTGAATGCCACAATACGGATCTGTTTAGGATCGTAGACACGTTCCCAGTTATCGGCTGTAGCAAGACCGGCATTATTAGGTGCAATACCTGTCGCACCTGCCCATTTAATGCCACGAGGATGTAGTACAAAGTGACGGCGGTTAATAAGAATGTCAGTTCCCGCTAAACTATCACGGTCAGTCTCTACACCAACTGGTGCGCCAATATCTTGGAAACCAATCGCACCTTGGCCAAACAAGAATGAGGTAAAGACATCACCTTCAACGGGCATACCATCATCAACGATCACACGACGGTCCATAAAGGTTTTGTATAGAACCACACCATCAGCATCTCGAACAGTTTCGATTAAGCCTTGCTTAGCTAAAGCCGCCATGGTTGCCGAGTGCATTGCAATAGCCGTTAATTTATCTACGGCATCACCCAACTTATAAGAAGCATCAACAAAAGATACGCCATCAATTACAGCTGCAGCTCCAGTTCCAGCCGAAATATCATGGGTATTACCTGCCATGCTTGCAGACCCAAATACACCTTTAAGTGTATTTACGGTAAACCCCTGAAATTCACGCGACCAGTAATCTGCCACCAGATCACCAACCGCACCAAGTGGATCGTCACCAGATAATGCTTTAGCCAAATCATTAGCGCCCCATGCTTTACCACGTGCATGAAGAATCGCAATGTCCTTGCCTGAAGTGATGTTATTTACAGATAAAGGTTTTGAATCTGAAAGTACTTCTGACTCACCACTTAAATCATTCCAGAATGGGATATTTACAGTTGTACCACCCTCTGTTCCGAAAGCTACATCTACATCTAAATCCCCAACAATGCCAGACTGCCATAATGCAGACTTTTCAGCAGTTTTATTTAATACGTACGGAGTGAATAACTCGGGTACGATTACATCAGCAATTTTTGTCTCAGCCATTAGGCTTTACTCCTTAAAGTTTAATACCGTTTTTTGCCGCTAGTTCTTTAGCTAGTTGCGGGTTTTCATTACGTAATTGCGCCAATTTGGTCATATTTACCGAGCCATCTGCTTTGAGAATGTCTGGCTGACCTTTTGAATTGTTACTACCTGGTGCGCCCATACCATTTGGTTTTGGCCAGAAATACGGTTTTTGCTCACGTAGAGACTCAACCCACTCTTTTGGCGATAATGCTGTTTGGCCATCTTTGCCGATGACCACATCCCCGTTTTCATCAACTGCCACAGCTTTGCCATTTTCATCTAATGCGAACTTTGACTGAGCTAAAAAGGCAATATCGGCAGTAGCTTCAGGCAATGCTTCAAGCTCAACAGCAGCCTGTACAATTTGGCTCTGAATCACTGATTGCTTGAACTTTTGTGCATAAGCTTCGGCTTTATCAGCACGTTCTTTTTCAGCCTTCAGTAACTTTTCATGTTCTTCACGCATCTTCTCGGTACGCTTCTGAATCACTTCGTTAACCTTGCCTTCCGCGATTAATTTGGCCTCTTCATCCTGGTCAATTTGAGCAAAGACTTTTTTAACAATTTCAGGATCAATCCCTTCAAATTGTTTCTGAAGCTTTTGAAGTTCCAATTTTGCATTCTTAGCAGCATCTCGCTCGCTTTGAAGTGCAGATTTCAAACCTTTTGGATCTTCATAACCTTCCAAATCAAGGCGAAACTTCCCGTTTTCCTCAACATATAGAGCGTGGTGCTCTTCTTTGATTGCATCAAGTGAATCAACAATAAATGGCAATGACATGTTCAAACCTCTCGTTTGATTGGGGTAAAGCCTTATCTCAAGGCATTAAAAAAGCACCCGGAGGTGCTAAGGTTAAAAATTAAGTTCTAATTGATGAGTGCAATCGCTTTTAATCTTTCAAAAGTAAAACCATAAATTGCCATGGCTCTTGAAATCTTAATTTGAAGAAAAGGCACCAGAATTAATTTTGTGCTCAGAATAAATTGAGCATCTGACATATTGATTTGCTTTTCAGACATTTGCAGTACCTTTAGCTACGTTTGCTTTGTTTGAGTCGGCCTTGGTTCATCACTCACTAAGCGAACACCATGAGCACCATATGCTTCAAAAGTTACAGTAATTGTTGCGGGTCCATTTAAGGCATCAGAATTCATCTGTACTGCTCTTTGTCCAGCTAGAGGTTGTCCAGTTTCTTCATCACAAATAACCAGATAACCTTTCAAAGTAGGGTGACGCTTTAGCACTAAATGTCTTGACTCACTCATAAGCCCAACTCCTTAAAGGTTTGCTCATCCAACTTTCGAAGTTGGTCCAATGTGTATAACCGCCCCTCTGGATCGAAGAACTTATCAAAATCAAATTTCCCTTCCTTATAGAGCTTGTAACGCTTCGGCCCTAGCCACTCCCTTTGAAAGAAATCATCTGTTTTCTTAAAGAACTCTTTGAATGTGGTGTTTGCATCTAACTGTCCTATTAACTGGCTTCGCTCTTCTTTGGGGATGTCTTTAACTCTACGTTCGTCCATTACAAATGGCCGTTCGCCAACAAGTTGACCGTCCTTCTCGACCGGAACCAAGATACTGCGACAGTTAGGATGTAACGGCGGCACTCGCTTTGCCGGATCATTTATTTCCCACACTGAACCATCTAATGAAGCGCAAAGCTTAGAAGTTCGTCCATCTAAAACGCTAACAAATCGGACATATTCAAAGCCAATTTGGTTGAAGCTATTTAGATAGGCTTGATTAGCTACATGACTTCGCACAGTTCTTACCGTTCGCTCAATATCAGTTTTGGTACCATTTAAGATCCCATCTTCATAGTTAAGCCGTTTGGTACCACGAATACGCTGAACAATTTCTTGGTTAGTTTTGCCTGAATTAATACCATCCCGAATTGCATACTCAACCTTTTGACGGGCATTTTCAGCAATTCTTGATAGCAGATCATCAACAAGAGCCCCACCTACCAATGGTATTTTTTTAGCTGCTGCATATACCTTTTCACCATTTGGCTTTTTGATCTTGCCGCCATATAGCTTCGCCATGTAATTGGCTTCATAAACAGCCAAGGCAGTAGCAGAAACAGCGAAAGCTTCAGGTAATGCAGTGTTTATTGCAGTAAACCACTGAGCAATCAGATCACGAACTTCCTTCAGATTTGACGTTGTGTACTGTCCACTTGCTAGAGCCATCTTTTCAGAATCATTTAATTCATCAAGCAAATCCCGAAGCTTTGCCAACATTAATATTGACTCATCATTAATGATTTTTAATAGCTCTTTAACAGATTGAGAAGACACCCGATATAAGTACGCCTGATGTTGGGTAAGTACTTCAATCAATGATTTATCTTCTTTTGAAGCCATACATCACCTCTACAAAGGAGTGTTATCTCGCTCTATTTCTACCCGCTTCACTTCTTCCTGATAGTCGTGAGCTGGTAATTTACCTGTCATCAGGTATTCCCAATATGTGCGGAAAGAGTTTTTCCCTGAAATAGCACCCTCATAAAGCTGTTTTGCAAGATTAATATCCGTGACCTGCACAATAAACTCAGGTTCAACCGTAAATGAATATTTTGTCGAATCCAGCTTTAACCACTGCGCTGCATACTTAATGGCTTGTTCAATTGCTGCAGCTGCACACATCACGATACTGTGAAGACTTGCCTGCTGGTCATCCTGACGTGCACGGCGTGCCTCACCTGATTCTTGTGTATTGGTATCAATTACTTTAGCCCCAGCTTCTAATGCTGAATTCTTTTGCGCATCCATTTCCTTTTTAGTGAGTTCAATGCCGTTACCTGAAATTTCTAAATAACCACATTGTGAATTTGGAGGAAGACTCCAGACAGCCATAACACCAGTAACGCTAATATCATCATCATCGTCATCATCAAGGCCACTAATCCAAGGTTGCGGATGGGCCGTATGGTGAAGAGACTGGTAATAATCTGCACTGAGCTGGTAATACTTCAGAGCAGCCTTGGCCATTGTCAAAAGCGGTATGGTACCTACATCCGGAGAATTACTAGTGGCACCGCAGAAAACAAATGGTGTGAAAGAAAGTTGATTACCGCCGAGATCGGGAGTTTTATCCTCCACATTTGAACCATCGAACAATCGGACCGCTAATGCTCCATCATCCATAGATAGAACGCGGTGAACCGTTTTAGTTTCGTGCCCGAATTCATCTTCACTATTATCAAATTGCTCCTCGAGCACTAACAGTTTTAAATCCTTTCGACCACCGATACTGTTTTCCTTCCAGTTGATAATAGATAACGCATCATATAAGGCGAAATATGGCACTCCTTTAGCATCAACATCAACAAGCAGCCCACAGCGCCCAAACTCTAGCAACTCTGAACAAATGCGAATAAAGAGCTGTTTAAGCCCAAAACCATCATTGGTTGCATTCTCTATCAAACCCTTTAACAGAGAACTTTCAATTACGATGTTAGGTTCCAGCTTTGAAACTAAACCAATCATCGTGCGTAATGCGTCCTGAACCCATAGCGGATACTGAGCTCGACTTAGATAGGCCTTATAAATCTCTCCAGTCTTATCTCCCTGCTTTTCAGCCTCAATCATTCCGGCCGATTTAGCTAGGTACTTTGTTTGTGCCTGTTTGATCTGCTCTTCACCAGCAACGGCGTCACGCATAATCAACCAGCTTTTTTGTGCAGCAATATACTGCGGATGTTTATCAGTAACTGCCATAAAAACACCAATAAAAAAGCACCTGAAAAGGTGCGTTGTTTAACGGGAAAAACCAGCGATTGTGCGCCGTTTAAATACTTTCTGAATGATGATCGGGAATCTCTTGGCTATTGGATATCCACCAGCATCGCCAACGTGGTCCAAACCAGCGCTTTTATCTGGCATTCCAAAATCATCATAGACTTGCTGTTCTAAAGTAGCCGTAAAGTTAGGGCACTTATTTGTGTTCACTTTTAAGTGTCGTTCACCCTCGGCATTTAGGATTTGTGCATTAACAGCAGTAATACGATCTTTAATTCCGGGATTCACACCATTCACTTCAACTTTGAATCCATTTTTCTTTAAGATTGCATGATCTGATTCACTGAAGTTCTTTGAAGATGTTGCCTGACCTGAAGCATCTGGAATCACGGTAATATCGTGATCTGGAAAGCGCTCATTAATCAATTGACACATCGTCGGTGTATCTCTCACGCCAACCAGTTCATCTAAAGCTCTTGGCTTCCCTTCTCGAATGACATAAACCACAGCAGCCATTTTAAGCACGTTAAAATCCATACCAATGAGTAAAGGCTCACCTTTCTTAATTTCTTCATCCGTGTGGTTTAGAACTCGATCAAAGTCGGGGTAAACAGCACCGCTGGTTAAATTGACAAACTGCCCTCTTAAATAAGCTGAAATTAATTGCGGCGGATAAGACTCATAAAGTGATGATATGTAGTCATCTGGAAGATTAGCTTCATTGTCATAAGTTGAAGCTTGAATCATTCCATATAGCTTACGCTTAGCCTCTGATTTATTTGCCTCTTTAACAAATTGCTCGTATGTAAACTTAAAACCTTCAGGTGTAGTGGCCACATCAATACCGTTGAGCAAACCAGCTTGCTTATAACGCATACGTGCGATGATCTTACGCCAAGCCTGTTGAGCTTTGACCTTGGCCATAACATCAAGTTCATCAATCAAGGCGTGGCCAATTTTAAAACCTACAATTGTTGCTGGTTTCTCCATAGACCGGCAAATGATTGTCGTTCGATATTGCCGACCATAATAGATATCCACCTCTTTATTGGTTTCATAAACCTTAGTTTTAAGCCCCCAATCGAAAGCAACCTCTTCAATAGTTGGAAAGAAAATGTCGCGAATCTGCGGGTAAGTTGGAGCAAAATAACCCAAAGGTACTTTAGGGAATTCCCAAGCTTTGTTGCATAAACTGGAGCATCCAACCCAAGTCTTTCCCGATCCAAAGCCAGCGACAAATGCGCGGAACTTCTTTTCCATCTGCAAAAAATTAGCCTGAGGTACATTCAGTGTCGGATTGATGTTCGGCATCTTTTTTACTCGCATCCACAACTTGAATAGTTACCTTGACTGGTGTTGGATCTTCATCACCTTCACCCTCTCTTAACTTTTCAATCTCAAGTTGCTTTAACTCAAGATTTAATAACATCAGGTCATAACCCTGCATTTCTTCCCGAACCTGTTTAATAACCCCTTGCTTCATAATCCTGTTGTTCTTCCAGTCTTCATAAATCTTCTGAAGTTCTTTAAGCCGATAGGCTTTATTAGCTAAAGGGATGTCATAAACATTCTTTTTAAAGTCTTCTCGAGTTTTGTGAAAAAGGGTTACCAACTTCTTGCTTAGGTTCTTCCCAGTTGTTTTTGTCGGGTCATACGCTTCGCATTGCCTTCGGTCAATTTCAATACCAAATCTCTGTTTGACAGCATCCGCTACTTGTTGAGGGGTATCAAAGCAAGCAAGAGACTGAACTATAAAGATTTTTACAGGCTCTTTAAGTGCCGCCATACCTCCCCCTTTGTCCAACTACGTCCAACAAAACAGGCAAAAAAAAGAGCCATTTGGCTCAATTGATTACACAGTTTCCGCAGCATTTTGAAATATCAAGATTCGAAACAAACGGCGGATTTTTTGCGACTTCAATAAGTCGCTTAACATTTTTGCTTGGTCCATAACGTTTAACTACGCCAATAAACTCTTCAACGTCATGACCTGCAAGATAGTGCTTAGGAAGACCAGAACTATCGCTATAAACAATTTCCCCGTCCTCGTCTCTCATCACTCCAATGTGGTAAAGCTCATGTTCAAGTAAGTAACAGAACTCTGTATCGTTTGCACGCTCACAGAAAGAAGCGTCGACAGTTATTAAGTATGTTGGCACAAAGCCGAACCAGTCTCGCATTTGCTGCTCTTGTCGGGCTTTCTTCCAGCCGCCTTGTTGAAACATAACCTTTTCACATTGGCCGAGCACCATAGCTTGCTTGCTTTTGTATGCAGAAGAGGCCCAAGCAAATGCTAAAAATTCTTCATTATCGTGAAGCAGCTCAGCTATGTGATCATGATCGGGGTTATAAAGAGGTCCACCAAAAGTTAAGTAATTAGCAACAACCCATTTCTTTAGGTCTGGTGCCGGTATTAAACGAATTGCTTCCTCTTCTTCGGCCTGGTCAATAAAATCAGTTGGTGGGAATGGTCTGATCTGATCCATTAAATATTTGCCTCTTTAAATTTTTAAGCCATTGGCTAGCGAAATGAGCTTGGATCTGTAATGGACCAGATTCATTAATCTTAAATCTTGGTGCTGCCTCTATGCGAATTACTGTGTAACCCATCTCTTCAGCCACATCGTAACGATCAAGACTCCAAGCTTTGTTTTTTAGCTTACCCTTTCGACCACCAGACCAAGGGCCACCAGCAATTTCAACTAATATGTGATGTTCAATTAAATGAAAATCAAAACGCCAATGCTTAGTAGACTTAAACTGGAATTTCTTTTCGTACTTAATTTCCAGATTGTCTAAAGCTTCAGTAAATTCTTCCTCTGCCTCTAAGTACTTTTGAGTAGCTTTAGGTAGCGGTCTGGATTTAGGCTTGGTTTTAGGTTCTTTTTTCCGAGTAAGCCAAAAGTATTCTGTAGAATCCATTATTCTCACCCATAAAAAAACCGCCCTAAGGCGGTGGCTAAACTCACAGGCAATATAGTATTACTTCTTAAAAGTTGCCTTATAAAGCTTTGAATTAAAGTAATCCGTAATTTCTTTACCTTCGTTTTGAATTTTTTCCTCATTTAAAGGTAAAAAATCTAATTCAGATTTGAAGCTCATATACTCTGGAATAAATTTCTTTATAGGCGGAGGTGGTTTAGGTCCACCTTCTGTAATTTTTTCGATAAATCCAGCTAACCATAAAATATACTCACCTTCTGAATTATGAGGAGGAATCAAACTCACATCTATTTTTACTTTACATTCATCTAATGGTCTACTAAACAATTCAACAAAATCAATAAAATTATATTTTAATTTAAATTCTGTTCCCTTAA